GATCTATTCATCACATTAAAGCGGATACCGGTCAATTCTGTACCTCCCTTTGCGATTCGCTTAGCGAATTCAAGATAGGTTGTACTATTGTTCCTACTGATGTGGGATTTATCTAGAGCAACGGCTACGCCGATGTCTTTACATAAATCTATATATTTCAGTGCCACCTCTTTATCCCAGATGACTATGTCGTCGCCCAATAATGAGTATCTTTTGAAGGACTTACGTCCGACTTCAGATGCACAGAATTCGACGAAGGCGTGGTGAGTAAGAGAGAAGATCGCCCAAGAGCTTAAAAGCCCTAACGGTTGACCAACTTTCCATCTTACCGGTCCATCTGGACTAGAGAAACACCGTTTGGTCATCAGATTAACCCAAGCTTGGGCATATTCCTTTCCGAACATTTCAGCAATTAAAATACGCTGTAGTTCGACTGGAAATCTGTCTGTAGCTTTGGAAAGATCTACACTGAATGTATCTTTTCCTAAACTCTCTTTTACACAACGTGTAAATTGATTGTCTTGGTCATAGGTACCATTAGTGATAAATCGTTTCTTTAAGATTTGCATGACATTGTCATGTAAACCCTGTAAGAAATTCTGAGTCCAAAAGTCGGCTATAGCAATAATCCTAGTCTTTCCGCCTGGTTCGGCAATTAAGCTGATCCTAGCAGGAGGAGTTTTCGGATTAAAGTCGAATGGTTGACTTCCTACCCGGTGCATGTGTCTAAACAATTCTTCTTGCCCACTAACGTGAGCGAAGTCTTGCATGATTCTGCATAGAGTTGGGTCGTTAACTATCGCTTTAGCGTCATAATGAGATGTCATAACAGATGGACCGTAAGGCCCTTTTGTTAATGCACACTTCAAATTTTCGCTATTGTATATCCTTCTATTCCGGATGTTAGTACGAGTCACAAAGTCTTTTACAAAGATTGAAAACCTTTCTAAGAGATTCGTGTCGAGTTCGACTCCAGCTTGAGTAATCGAGCTTGGGTCCCAGGTTGGTTTTAAGATTAACTGTTCGAAAGATCTAGTTATCGTTAATCCTAATCTGGTAAGCATTGGATCATCTGATATCAGTAACCACTTAATCGGCGAAAGCTGTTTAGGTAGTCCACTTTTATCAGTGATACAGAACGGAAT